GTGTGAGGTTTGTCATCGATACGGCGGTGTTGAGAAGGGTTTCCCCAAGTGGTATCAAGACGGCTATCGGCAAAAAGAAGTTTGCGAAAAGTGTGGATTCAAATCAAAACACAAAGAACAATTTGGTGTTTTTCATATTGACGGAAATTGTAATAATTCCCGTCCAGCAAATCTTAAGACGGTATGTGCAAACTGTCAGCGAGTCCTACATAAAGAGGGCGTTCGTTGGCGTCAAGGGGATCTGACACCAGATCTTTAACTTGAGCAAATAAGTCGTCAATTGTGCTGTTGTTATCTAGCACAGCATCAAATTTAGTTCCTACCCAAGCAGTTTCGCTAGCATGAATTCATAACTTCTTAATACGTTCTTTTGCAAGAGCGTAGTTCATACATCGATCGCCTGCGTTCATATCTGCGGCGTCGTTGTACCAAGCGGGATCGTCGCCGCGTTTAACACGGACTACAATTCCACCTGCGGCTTTAATTGATTTAATTTCGTTAGGAAAACGACAGTCACTAATAACAATATCGTCAGTACTTGTACGGAGTTTATTTTCTAGGCTAGCAATCCAAATATCGTCATGAAACCCTTTGCGGCATACTTCAGTACCCCATAATTGTAGCATTAACCTTGGAGTTAAATCAGGCATGTTTAATCGTTCTGCCCACCATGGATCCACTTGTTCACGCCATTCACGAGCTTGTTTTGTGCGGCCTTCTAGCATGGTACGGTCCCAGCCAAAGACATGTGCTACTGCATCTTTAAGACTGTTAGCAAACGATTCTCGACGAAAACCGTGAAAGTTAGTAAGATAATCGGCAATAGTATCTTTGCCAGAACCAATAAAACCACACACACCTATAATCATAGCGTCTCCTAAAGTAACGCTAGTATATAACAGTTTTATTACAAGGTCAAATTATTTGTTAGCCAATTACAAATGTCATTGGTGTTCCACCTGACACCATTTCTTGTATTTCTTTGTCTAGTTTTTCAATCTCAGCTTTGCCATCAGTTAACAATGCTGTACCGTTTAGCGTTATGCCGCCCGATCCGGGACCTGCAATTGACCCAAACTTTGAACGTGCTTCACCCAACATTAATTTACAAGTTGCTAGGGTGTAGTCTTTTAACCACTGCCCAGCGTAGATGTCCTGTAGTAGAACAAAATCAGGGCGGTGATTCCAAGTTTTAATTAGAATTTGTTCGCCTTGTGCAAAAGGACGCTGAAGAATAGTAAGAATATGACTTGTTGGTTTCCACTTAAATTCAATGTAGCTACCAAACATACGACCTACTAATTTTTGATATCCAGCAAATAATTCATAAGTTGCTAGTCCGCCCATTTGTGTGCTGTTTAACAGATACGTATTAGTGTAAGCTAGGTTAAATGGTTCAAACAAAGTACCACCTGCACCCATACCACTACGAGAGCCTATAGCTCGGCGAAAAACACTTTGAACTTCTACCACTTCGTCCGGTAATCGATATTCGTTAGTGTCTTGTTGTAGTTCAAGAAACAGATACGATTCTTCTACTGAGTTACTGCTACGTTGTCTAAAACGTGCTATAGCACGATTTAGTGCTGTTTCGTAATGCTTAGGATCAAGCTCTACTTCAACCATGCCGTCAGCCAGCATGTCTCGAACGTAGTCGAAAACTTTATTTCTTTCTATTGTAGGTGTAGCATCGGACATATTTTACTCTCCAATCATATTTATCTAGCGATAAATATCATATGCCACGTTTATCCCTATACAAGCCCGAAAAAGGCAACGATTATAAGTTTATAGATCGTCAAATTTCTGAAGCATTTCAGGTTGGCGCTACAGACGTATATCTACACAAATATATTGGACCAGCTAATCCTGACCAAGAAAATGCCACGGCAGATCAACCACACTATGCCAACGGTATTGCAGAAACTAACATACAAGATTTACTATTTTTAGAAAATAGAGATCGTAAGTATGATCCGTCGATTTACACAATCCGTGGACTTTATAATGTACAAAATATTGACTTTAATTTAAGTCAGTTTGGTCTGTTTATTGATAACGACACAATTTATATGACTGTACATATAAACGATTTTATTAATTATATTGGTCGTAAACCGCTAAGTGGAGATGTTTTAGAATTACCCCATTTACGAGATAATTTTGCCTTAAACGACTATGAAGTTGGTCTACCACGTTACTATGTTATTGAAGATGTAGGTCGTGCCAGCGAAGGATTTAGTGCTACGTGGTATCCACATCTATACAGATTAAAACTTAAAAAGATTGTTGACGGTCAACAGTTTGCCGACATCCTTAATAAACCAATGCTGGATGCCAACGGTGATCCAATTCAAGGTAAAACTATTGGTGATGTTCTAAGTACTCGTGCCAAAGAGTTAGAAATTAATCAAAGCGTTCTTGACCAAGCAGAAGCAGATGCACCACGTAGCGGTTATGAGACTAGGCAATTTTTTACTATTGCTACAAATGCTTCCGGTGAAACACTATTAGAAACTGCTGATGAAACGGATATTTTAGCAAGTGATGCTACTATTGGTGCTGAGTCTATTAATCAACGACCATTACGTAGTGGTTATACTGGATACTTAATTGGCGATGCATTTATTGGGGAAGACGGTAGAGGGCAAGGTGCACCAAATGGCTATGATTTTGGCCACGGAATACAGTTTCCGGCAGCACCTCAAACTAAAGATTATTTCTTAAGAACTGACATGCTACCTAACAGATTATTTAGATATGACGGTTCTAGATGGATCAAAGTAGAAGATGCTGTAAGACACACTATGACCAATGACGATTCTCGTTCAACACTAAAAACTGGATTTATTAATAATACTGCAATCACTGGAAGAAGAGTTGTCCTTGACAGCGTTTATCATCCAACTGCTGTGACTAATACTATTCAAACTCCAGTACCATTTGTAGCCGGTATGGGTGCCAAAGTTGTCATAGGTGATGTTATAGTTAAAACTAGTTCAGTAACAGCAGGTGATGGCGGCAATGCATTGATTACATTAAGTATTAGTGCTCAAGCAGGTTCAGAAGTTAACTGGACACTATATGATGCCTATATTGAAGAACGACAAGCACTGAGTAAGGCACTTAAACCTAGGGCAGATCTATAATGCTACATTTTTACGACGGTCAAATCCGTAGATATCTTTTGCAAACTATTCGAGCACTAAGTCATTTTAGTGTAAAGTATGCTGATGGCACATTGGTTCAAATACCAGTAGTGTATGGTGATGCTGATCGACAGGCCGCTGCCATCATGCGTCAAAATAGTGAAAACAAAATTAATAGTACTCCTAGGATTAGTGTTTATATTACTGGGCTATCTATGGATAAAGACCGATTAGGTGATGCTAGTTATGTTGGAAAAGTTCATGTTCGTGAAAGAAACATTGATCCTGAAACTGGAAACTACGGATCTAATCAAGGTGAAAATTATACTGTTGAAAGATTAATGCCGACTCCTTTTAAATTATCTATGAAGGCAGATATATGGTCGGCAAACACAGACCAAAAACTACAAATACTTGAACAGATACTAGTATTGTTTAACCCAACACTAGAACTACAAACTACAGACAACTATATTGATTGGACTAGTTTGTCAACATTAGAAATCACTGACTTGACATGGTCTAGTAGAAGTGTGCCGGTTGGTGCTGACAGCCCCATTGACATTGCTACATTGACGTTAGCAACACCTATATGGATTAATCCTCCAGTCAAAGTTAAACAAATGGGAATTATTACAGCTATTGTCACTAGTATTAATGAGGGATTTGGTGCTCCAGAGGACACTTATATTGATGGCCTTGGTGTTGATTCAGGTGCTGACCGTTCAAGTGCTATGGGAGATTTAATGTCTTCAGTATATGTTAACATACACGGACATGGTATGCAGGTTTATAATGGAAGAGCAGTACTATTAGCACCACATGAAGCGGTAGCGGCAAACAAATTTGCAATTGCCATTGGCGAAAAGTATGGTCCACCTATAACATGGCGTTCTATTCTTGATCAATATCCCGGACAATATCGAGCAGGTTTAAGTAAAATTTATTTGTTACAGCCATCAAACACCGAAGTGTCGGGTACATTTGCTTTAGATCCAACTGATGAGAGCATTGCAGTAGTAAATTGGGATAATGATACGTATCCTACCAATACTAATTTATTAGTTAATGGATCGTATACCAGTGTAAGAACTAGTAGTCCTGGCACATTTGATGCTATTGTTGATCCATTACAAAAAGGCCCAGGTGCTGGATTGCCTGCACCAGTAACAGGTGTAAGATATTTAATAATTGAATCAATTGGAAACATTATCAACGAAGACGGTCCAGATGCCTGGAAGCAGGCAAACGGTGATGATT